GTTCTCCAACTACCACGTTAGGGATATGAACCGCCCCCTCGGGGGTAGGAACGTGGGTCATCGGAGGTACTCCTACCACCAAGGGGGTAGGGGAGGCGACGAGGCCGAGGTACCCTCAGACCTATTTAGCTTTTCGGCGTGAACCACGGGTGCGACGGGTCGGTCGGCAGCCCGTCTGGTCCGATGGCATGCTTCTTCTTCCCCTTGGCGAAGCCCTGTTCGGTGGCCGTGTGAGAATTGTGGCAGCGAGCACACAACGACCTCAAGTTGTCCCGCTCAAGCCGTAGCTCCGGGGCCTCGCTGATCGGGCGGATGTGGTCAACCACCTCGGCCGGGACGATCCTCCCCTGGTCACCGCAGAACCGACAGAGCGGCTCCTCGCTCAGGACGACCAGCCGGAGTTTCCGCCAGTCCGCGTCGTAGCCGCGTGACGTACTGCTGCCCCGCTTCCGGTCCGCCTCGGCTGCCCGACGCTTCCGTTCCTGTTCGAGCCAGTACGTCGAGACCATCAGCAGTGCCCCCATTCCTGGTACGCCACCACCATGCCGGCTTGGTAAGCCTGGGCATCGATGGCCTTGGCTACCGCCTTGCGTTCCTTCTTGGTCAGGCAGGCCCGCTCACCGATGAAGCCGGCCAGGGACAGAGACATCTCATAGACGGCATCCACGAAGTCAGGCCCATAGAGCAGCACCGATAGCTGCCACAGGTCATCCACCGCGGCGTCGATGAGATCCGCCACGTGCTCCCTCACCTGATCGGGGGTCCAGCCCCGGTCATCCAGTTCGGCCATGATCTCGCTGAACCGGGGTAGCTCGAAGCTGGTTTCGTCGTCGCTGGGTGGCATTAACTGAAATCCGGTTAATGGGTGCAGGCCAGGGTATGGAGTATCCAGACCATCAGGGCCGTGAACCCGAAAAGCATGACGTACCCGGCACAAACCTCGGCCACGGTGGGCTTCAGGCGGTGGCACGGGCAGGTGCAGGAGAGAACCGGGGGCGGGCAATGGAGATCCCGATCTTCGCAATCGTGGTCGAAGTCATCCATACCGGCCTCCGGGAAAGGGGGAGCGAGAGGACACCATGGGAAGGAATCACCCACCCGGCCGATCACTCAAGCCGGCCTCTCGCCCGGATATTTAGCCGACGGGTTCGGGGTCGGGATCGGGCTGGAGAGCCAGCTTGACCCACGGCTTTTTCCCCTGGGGCAATATCTTTCTCTCCCGTTGCCGCTTCCGCCGGGCATCCGCCAGGGTATCGGCCGGGTTCTCCGTCTCCCGCAGGATGTCGAGCACCACCACCGGGATCTCGAAATCCGAGTAGGGGGCGAACCCGACGGCCGTGCTGTGGTGGGGGCCGCGGACGGCATCCCACTCCAACTCGGGCATCAGGATCTGGCCGATGGCGGCCTGCCAGTCGCAGAGCCAGTGGCACAGGCCATAGGCCATGAACCACTCCGGCGTGTCCTTCCGGGGCCGCGGGTTGAACTCCCAATGGTCGCCGTGGCAGTAGGTCCAAGGCTGGGTCGGCTTGGCATAGGCGGCCACGCCGGGATACTGCTCCGCGTAGTCCGCCAGCCCTTCAGCCAGGATCGCCTGGATGTCGGGCCGCTTGATCACGCGGAGGACCTCCGGCCAGCACTGCCGGAAGGCGATCTGTCTGATCTTCGTCATGGGGTCGTCCTGACCTGTCGGGAGGGATGGGCGCCGGTCGGCGCCCATCTTCAGGATCAGCCCTGAGCGGCGGAACGCTCACGGATCGAACGCAGGATCGTCGTGGCGTCCTGGCCTTCCGGGTAGACGCTGGTCAGCGGGGCAGAGGAGAAGTCATCCTCGTTGGCCGCCGGAGCCACCACGGGAGCCACCGGAGCGACGTAGCCGCCTTCAACGGCGTCGAAGTCGGCTTCGGTCTTGGCGATAAGCTGGAAGCCATTCATCCAAAGGCTGACGCCGGGACGGCCGAGCGACTGGGTGTAGTCGAAGGCGTTGACCTTGACCCGCACGGTGTCGCCGTCTTCGAACTCTTCCGGGGAGATGCGGTTCTTGCCGGCGTCGTAGTAGCCGACCTTGGACTGGGCACCGGCCTTGAGGTTGACGACATAGTGACCCGGTGCCGGCTTGACGCCCTTGCGGTTCAAGCTGTCGCCATCCTTGATCACCGCCTCGGCACCGCCGATGGCTTTCTGGTAACCATTGACCTGAGCGACGAAAGACTCGACCTCGGCATCACCCTTGGGCAGGTTAATCTGGGCCGTGAACTTGCCGTCGGAGAACTTGTGACCGTCGAAAGCGTTGGTCAGACGCGGGAACTTCAGGATGCCCTGGGGACGAACCTTGGACAGGAAGGCATTCAGTTCAGTTACGGTGGGCTTACCCATAATTCTGTTCTTTCCATCATTGCACCGGTGCGAGCCCATTGCTCAATTCGGCGTCTGAAATGAATTTATCCGCTTGGCCCCCGGAAGATCAAAATTCCAGACCGTCCTTTTTTCAGTTTTCTCACCCGAGACGACAGGGGACGACAGGGACACCACCCCCCTCAACTCCCGGCGTCACCACAACATACACATACCTATCTTAGTTTAAGTAATAGGGGGGGTGTCGTCCCCTGTAGTGGGTGTCGTCCAAGGACAGCATTGCTGACCTATTTGTGACCTAAATGAGACTTCAACGCCTTGGCTTTGGCGATCTCGGCCATCACTCGGGCATGCATCACGGTGCCACGGTCGTCCCAGTAGCCGCCCTGGTGATCGTACACCTTGGCATCGACGGTGATCGGGACGTTTTGACCCACCACCTCGGCCGCCGCCTCGTTCATCGCCGCCAACAGCAGGACGGTATGGGCTTCGGCGTCTTCCTCCCGGCAAGAGATGTAGATGGCGTCATGGTGGCTGCACGCCATGTCGAGCGGGGTGTCGGCGATCCGCCTGACCGCCGCCCGGAGCATCCGGGCACCGCCGGACTGGATCGGGAAATTGAGCAACTGGGTATACCTCACATCGGCGTCGATGAACCGCATCCAGCCGTCGGTCATCCGCCAGTAGCCGGCCGCGGACGCGTCCGAGATCCCGTCATCGATCCACGACCAGAAGGTATCGTACTCGTCCCGGTGCCAATGGTAGATCGCATCGGCCTTGTCCAACGCCTCCTCCGGCGACAGGATCGGCTTGCCGGTGCGGCCCCCAAGGTCAAGGAAGATGTCGTTGCCGAGCGACCGGATGCCCTTGCCATAGGAGATCCCAAGCTGAACCGCCTTGTAGGCTTGCCGCTCGACCGGGTGCGACTTCTTGGTGGCATCAGGCGGCACCGCACCGGCCCGCTTTGCCATGGCGAGGTAGGTATCGCCGGACAGGTAGGAGGCCAGCAGGGCTTCATCACCCGACAGGGACGCCGCGATGGCGATCTCCTGCTGCGACCAGTCGGCTCCGACCAGAACCCAGCCGGGCTTCGGCCTGACCATGCTGCGTTGCCAGGGCATCAGGTTCAGTAGGAATCCTTCCCGCGGCTTAGGACCGTTCCGGCCCGTCACGGTGTGCCACGGGTTCGGCGGGGCCTTGATCCAGCCATCCGTCAGGAGGTCCCGCAGGTCGGTGCTCGACATCGCCCGGATGCTGTCACGGGTTTCCCGGAGGTTCCGGAGCACCGGGTGCCGGGAAACCATCTCGTCCAGCGTATCCGAGTCCATCTTGAGCTTGCCCGTGTCGGTCATGGGCCAGCCGTCGTCGAGCCCCAGGGATCGCACCAGGGCCTCAGTCGCCGTCGTCTTGGCGACCGGCGGCCGGGCCAAGCCGGTCTTCCGGTTCGGCTTCGGGATCTCGTACAGGTCCGCCCCGTAGTGCTCGTTGACCGCCTGGGCCAGACCGGTGCAGACCGGCACCCGGTTGTCATAGATGTCGTCCATCAACGAGGTATCGACCGGGAAGCCGCTCGACCGCTTGTGGATCACGAGGCTGTCCCTGACATACTCGCCCCGCTTCAGCATATCGGCCGTGACGCTGACCAGCCCTTCCAGCGTGCTGTCTAGGACGCGGTGAAGCTGCATCAGCAGGGAGCGGCAGAGCCACACGTCGGACAGGCAGTAGCGTTCGATCCTGGCCCACTCGTCGGCGTCCCAGGTCTCCTGATTGAGGATCAGGTCGCGGCACGCCTCCTTCTCCGCCGGGTCGAGCGGATCGGCAACATCCCACGCCGTGCAGGCGTCGAGCAGGCCGAACTTCTGCCGGTAGAGCGTGCCGGCGGTGTCGGGGTGCGACATGCCGATCATCTTGGCTTCGGTCCAGGTACAGATGGTGGGCAGGCCCGAGAGGTCGATGCCGAGATCCCACAGGCAGCCCAAATCGGCCCACGCGTAGTGGGCCACCCAGGCGTCGCCGCGGTACCGGGCCACCAGGGCCGCGAGTTCATCGCGACCCTCCCCGTTCCGGAAATCGATCAGGACCGGTTCACCGGTGCGGGTCGGCAGGAAGGCTCCGAGGATGATCTCGGCACCGTCCCGGCGGTATTCAAAATCGAAATAAATCCTGTGCATCAGAAGTGCTCCTCTTCACCGGCCGGCACCAGAACCTTCAGTTCCTCGTCCGGGTTGGACTGCCGGCCGGCCAGGGCCGGTTCAGCACCGCCGCCCATGCGGGCCAGGGAACCCCGCTTGCCGACGCCGAAGTAGCGGCGGGTCGCTCCCTTGCCCTTGCCGACCCGGTACCGGACACCGTACTCGTCGCTCAGGTAGAGCCTGAAATCCTTGAGCGGGTAGCCGCTCAACTGGCATTTCCGCGTCACGATGTCGTGGAACTCCGCGGCGGCGATCTCCAGATCCGGGTGAAAATCGAAGTGCTTCTCGGCCAGGATCGCGTACTGCTCGTCGCCTTCAAGCGTGATCTCGACGACCGCCGCCTCGGAAGCCTCGTTCTGCGTGACCCGGTAATTGTCCTGGCACCGCTCGGCATAGGAGGCCGCGGCATAGGCGAGGAAACCGGGCAACTCGGCGATCAGCTTGGCATCCACCTCGGGGTCCTTCGGGCCGTCCATCGGGGCGATCTCGATGAAGAGCAGGCGGGACAGGCTGTGGTTGGCCTTCAACAGATCCGGCTTGTGGTTCGAGCCGACCACCATCGACGCCGACAGGGTACTGGTGTAGGGCATGACGCCCTTGCGTTCGATCTGGACGTGATCCCGACCGCCGCTGGAGATCATCTTGAACTCCTCCTTCTTCAGCACGTGCGTGTTGTTGGCGTCGGCATAGGTGACCACGCGGGCGTGCTCGAACGGGGCGTAGATGAACCGGTTGCCGCCCGAGCCGCCGAAGCTGCTGTTGCTGATCGCCTCGTGGGCGGGGCCGAACAGTTCGCGGGCCAGCAGGGAGATGATCGTGCTCTTGCCGTCTTCACCGTTCGGGCCGTAGAGCCAGAGCGTCTGCCGACCCCGGTACTGCTTCGAGTAGATCCCGAACCACCACGCCGCGAAGGCCGCGGGGTCAATCATGCGGTCCAGAACCTTCCGCCACGTCGGCATCTCGACGCTGTCGTCAGCCTCGTAGGCCGGGCGGTGCAGGCACCAGATGTCCTCGGTCGGCAACGCCATGGCCTCGGGCCAGTCAATCGGCTCGGCATAGTACCGCCAGTAGTCCAGCAGCTTGCGGGCCAGACCAGGGTCTACGGTATCGCCGGTAGCGGCCAGCACGTGCTGGCACGCGTGGGCCTGGAGGATCGGCATCGCTTCCTGCATGGGCAGCGGCTTCGACAGGATCTTGCGGTCGCTGTCGGCGACCAGGGCCGCGTAGTAGGCCCCCTGGTGCAGGATCAGCTTGGCCCGGTGGTCGAGCACGTCACCGGCCCATCTCCGGAGCCGGGCTTCCTCGGACTCGCCATCCTCGGCGGGATCGCCGCCATCGAAGACCGCCTCAACCAGGGCCGCGGCTTCCTCGTCTTCGCGGAGCCAGTTACCGGTTCGGCCGGTGGCGTTTTCGATGATGTCATGAAGGGTGTAGCCGCTCCGACGGGCCGCCGTCAGGGCTTCACGCAGCAGGGAAGGGCGGCCATAGGCGGCCTCAACCTTCTTCACAACGGTTTCGAGTTTAATCTTTGTTGCCATCTGTTCTCCTCAGACACAGCACGGCCGTCGGCGAAAGTAATGATTTCCGCCCGTCAGGTCAGTGCTGGGGTGTCTTCGTCCGACAACGGACAATTCCGTCGTACAGCCGGATCATGCCGAAATGAAATCCGGGAGGCCAAAATAAAAATGGCCCCGCCGGGGACGAAACCGGCGGGGCCTGTACGACGAAGTCTTGGAGAACCAGAGGATTTGAGCAAGCTGTGGACGCGAACCACGACTGTAATGTCGCAGATCAGTCGGAGTGGTTCAAATTAAAATCAGTCGTCTTTATCCATCAGGCGTTTTATTTCTCTGTCCCGGACGGCGATAATCTTACGGGCCGTTGACGAAATGTCACCCAGCAGAGCCATCGCGGTGCTGGCCCTCCGACACAGACAGAGGGCAGCCTCGTAGGGAGCCCAGTCACCTCCGGCGTTATCGACGACGGTGCGGCGGACCTGCCGGAGGAAGAACGGCAACCGGCCCTCGCTCCAAAGCTCATGCTGGCAGTCCCGGATCGCCCCGGCGGCGGTCGCTTCCTCGCAGTAGACCACGGACGACTCTTCGTCGAACGGGTCGTAGACCTCGGCTCCGCGGTACCAGTTCCAGTACTCAGTGTAGCTGTCCTGGAACACGGTGAAGACCTCGCGGCCCCGGCGTGCCACCAGGATCTGGTTTGCCCAACCCCGTTCGCGGCTCTCCCACTGGAGTGGGATCGTGCGTTCGTCGGAAGCCGCCATCATGGCCTGGATCTTGTGATCGTTCCGGGCCATGATTTCGCTCAGGAGATCAGCGGTGTCGTCGTCGTCAGTCATCAAGTCCCTCCATCAGGTGGAGGGTTTAATAGAGGCTTTGGGTTAACAGATGGTTAGCGGGTAGCCACCCCGCGCTGCGCGGGGTGGCCGTTGTGAGCAGGGCGTTGCACTCGATAGCTTCGTCGTAGCCATCCCGATACCCTGGGGTGGCCGGTGGCTTTCGTTCCCCACGGAATCCTGAGCGAGGCATTGTCGTAGCCATCCACCTGGGTGGCCGGTTTCCCGAAGGCCCTTACGTCGTCCGTTACGGTTCGTCGTAGCCATCGGCGAACCGGTGGCCGGTGTTCCTGTATCGGCTCTCAAGTTCATTTTCATGTCATCGTAGCCACCGGCGAACCGGTGGCCGGGTAATTCATCGAGGTCCCGGTATGATTTGCAATCATCGTAGCCACTTGGGTGGCCGCTGGTTACCCCATGGTCCGAATCCCGTACTGATCATCGTAGCCACCCCGGCGAACCAGGGTGGCCGATTCCAGTCTATCACCCGCGGCTCTCCTCAGCCAACCTCAGCATGGTTTCCCGGATGGCGTCCAGCACGACGTTACCATCCGGCGTCTGCCTCAGGGTCGCGACCAGATCTTCCAGGTGCTCAAGGCAGTCTTGGGTCTGGCCTGCCAACTTGATGATCGAGTCGGACTGGCGGGGCCGCCGCGGTTCATTCAGGCCGTAGGGGCTGGGACAGGGCACTGGTTTCTCCTTCAAGTTCGTCAAGGTACAGTTGAGTCCACCAAAAGTTCCCGCAAGGCCGCTTCGGCGTCCTCATCGACGACCCGGATGCGGGCTTCGCCTTCGGCCAGACCCATCATGCCGGCTACCAAGCCATGGACCATGCCGGCACGGGCGGCCAGACGAGTGACGCCGGCTACCAGCATGGCCGTCTGGGCAACCTCTCCGACGACCGACTCGATGTCTTCCCGGATGGCGGCCGGTAGATCCGCCACGGGGATGCGGAGGATGACGATCCGCGGCCTCGCCATGTTGGGCGGGCCGCTGACATCGGCCAGCCGCACCGCCGGCAGCGTCCGCGGGACTGTGGTCAGGAGGGAAACCGACGACCCCGATCCCGGCAGGGCTTTGGGCTGCTGGGCGGCGCGTCGCGCCGCCTCCTGCTCGGCCAGCCGGGCTTGGAACTCAAGCCACGCCTTGATCTTCCGCAGTTCCGACAGGTGGTCCCGCCGCTCCTGTAGCTCGTCCCGGATGTACTTGATGAAATCGCCCGGCAGCGGGAAGATGCGGGCCGCCAGGAACCGCTCGGCCTTGGCGTCGTCGCTGATCCTCTCCAGCATCCGCTCGACCAGATCCAGCGGATACCGGGACAGCTTCTTGACCAGCCGCTTCATGGGCGGAGGCGGCGTCTTCCACCACTCCACCAGGGCGTCAAGCTCCTTCATCAACCACCCACACTCCTCCACCGACAGCGGCGTCAGGGCTTTCTCGGCCGCCGCCAACTCGGCGGGCAGTGAGGAAATCTCCGCTGCCGTAGGTGGCCGGGCCGTCGCCAGATCCGCCACGTTCCGCCTGTAGCTCGCGTAGGATCTCATCGTGTTCGGCTCTTCGCCGAGCTTCGGCAAGTTCGACCTGATCGGCGTTAGCCCTTGCAGACGGGCTGGGCGTAGGGGCTTGATATCCATGCTGGTAGACCTCTGGGTTGTGCTCTCGCTTGATCCAAGCTTTCAGGTAGGTGTCAGGGTTCGCGATTTCCTTGCCGAGCAGCTTGACGCGGTAGTCGTTGACGATGAACCGGTCGAGATCGAACGTCGGGTACGCCCGGCGAATCCAGGTTTCCATGCTGGCAGACGGCCACCAGTCGGCCGTAATCACCGTTTTGGTTGTAATGGGGTAGACATTTTCCCCATACCCCGCCGCAGGAGGAGGATTCTTATTGGAGGAATCATTATCTTTTATATGTGTGCTTGCTGAAGGCTGGCTGTGTGCTTGACCCCCGGAAACCCGCATGAGCACTAGGGTTACCTGTGTGCGAGCCATGTGCTTGCTGAAGGTTCCCGAGTCTGTTCCGACAGGCCAGACCGTCTTCGTCGCGAACACGCCGAGTCGCTCGCCGCGGCCCAAGATGGCACGGGCCTTCGCAGCAGTCGGGACGCCGAGCAGGTCGGCGAGACGGGAGAGCGTCGTGATGAACTGGCCGGGACCGACCTCGTACTGGCCGCCATTGTCGGACCACTGACCGGGCTCCTGGAACGCCAGACGCCCGATCTTCATTACGGCTTTCAGGAGTTCGGCGTCGTCCTCTACCTGTTGGCCTAACTGATGGGGTATTCGGAGAAGTAAGTCGCCTGCCATCATACCTCCTTTGAGTTGGGGTAGATGACCTAAAAATAGCGGCTTCCGGGCGTACCTCCGTGTTGACCGAGGCTAAGACCTCGGTTATCCTTCCCTGACGAACAGAGAAGGGCTGTCAGGCCACCGCCGCCGAAGCAGTGCCTGTTGGGAAATCAACAGAGGAGGTGGAAGCAGCTTTAGGCCATCTGATTTCTCCTTCCTTCATCTACCAGTGCCTTCCCCTCGACTTTTGGCAAGAGGTGGGGAGGGCATTGGCGTTTCTGCGTCCAAATCTTGCCCGCAAGGACGCGTTTGGGCAAGGGTCTTTTTTCAACCCTGGCCCAAAAGCTGTACCTGCTAAGCGGGTTCCGGTTCGTCATCCTTCCGCCGCGTCAGGGATTTCCGGTCCTTCAGCCGCCGGAGCGGCGGTGCCTTGAACAGCTTGATCGCCCGGCCGGTGGGTTTCCCGTCCGAGTCGGGCGGCGACTCGGGCGTGATTCCTTCCCGCTCCATCCTGGCCTGGGCCTTGGCCCACGACCGGGCGGCCAGGGCCTGCTGGAGGTTCTCGGCGTCGATGATGACGGCGGCTTCCAGGGTCTCGTCCTCCTCATACAACTCATTGAGGCCACTTAGTTTTTTCGCCAGGATGCCGGCAATGATGGCGTCCATGTCGTCGAACGGTTCCAGGCCGAAGGAGTTGAAGCAGGTGCGGATCAGATAGCCATTTGGTGCCACCTGCCCCGCGCCTTCGGCGCGGGCCTCTGCCTGCAACATCGTCCCCGGCACCCAGTCCTGCTCGATATGCACGCAGGCGTCGGCTCTGTCTAAGCTGATCCCTTCCGCGGTCTGGAGGCCGCCGATGTAAACATCCGCCCGGCCGGACTGGAACCGCGACTCGGCCTCGACTCGCTGCCGCGGCGTCACGTCGCCATACGCCTTGACGCAATTCAGCCCCTTGTCGGTCAACTGCTGGAACAGCATGTCCATCGCTTCGATGTGGTGGCCGAAAACAATCGAGCAGCCGGCCTCGGACTGCTCGATGGTCTCAATGATGGTGTCCATCACCAGCCCGTCGGCGATCTTTGCCAACGCCAGGGCCTTTCGGGCCTGAGCCCACGCCCCCAGGGCGGCACTCCGGGCCTCGTCCATCTTGCCGCCCCGGACGGCGACCCTGAAGAACATCTCGTCGGCACGGGCCATGTGTTCGAGGTACTCGTCGAAATATGCCTCGCCCTTGGAGCCGAGCGGGATATCGACCCGTTCGCGGATCTTCGCTGGCAATTGATCCTGCACGTCCTTCAGCCTCCGCCTGATCATGTAATACCGGAACAGTTTTTCAGTCAGCGTCGCCTTATCGACGGACGCTCGCTTGGCCTGCTTGTAATGATCATCCAGACTGACCAGAGCCTCCAGCATCGGGATGCCCTCAGTATCGAAATAGTTCCTGATCATCGTCCCGGAGAGCAAGAGTCCGAGTCGGTGGGGGACCTGAATCAGCATCCTGACGGATCGGGTTCGGCCGGACCGCGGGTTCTTGATCCTGTGGGCTTCGTCGAGCAGGACGGCATCGGGGTCCCAGGTCATGAGAGCTTCCCTGACCGGGCCGTTGACCCGCACCAGGGCGTTGCGGAGCGACTCGGCTTCCTTGACCCACTCAGGCAGGCGGACCTGCTCAACCGCCCGGATCAGCAGTTCGTCGTCGGGCGTCAGCGAGATCTTGAGATCAGGCCCGACCTTGGTCACCGCATCGGCGGCCCCGGCTTCCGCGAAGGCTTCCCCGATTTCCTCGAACTGGTCCTCACGGTAACCTTCTTTGCCCTCGCGTGCCCCCCGGAGCCAGATGTTTTCCGTCCGCGGTGTGAGCTTGTCGTAGGTGCACAGCACCCAGGTCATGCAGTCGTCGGGCTTGCCGTCCTTGAACTTCGACAGGGCCGGCGGGTTGGTCGATGTCCGGACCTCGATGATCCGCTGCGGGTGGCCCGGCACGTTCCACTCGGCGATCTGCTTCCGCCAGACATGGACGACCGCCAGGGGCAGGATGCAGACGATCCGCCGGCATCCCTTGGCATGGACCGCGGCGATGCTTTGGGCAGTTTTTCCTACCCGCATGGCGTCGCCGATCATGCACCGCCAGCCCCGGCTGGCGATGAACTCGACGCCTTCCCGCTGGTAGCCTCTCAACGTCTTGCCGCCCGCGGATGGCTCGTTCCAGCCCGGCACCTTGCTCCAGTCGATATCCAGCGGCACCTCCTCCGGGTGCTGCTCGACAGTCTCGACGCCCAGTTCGTCAAGCAGTCGCTGCCAGTCCGGCCAGACCCGCGGGGAACAATCGGTCGGCACGGCGATGCAGCGGCGGTCCTGCTGATTGGCCTCGATGGTGTAGATGATGCCGAGCGGATCTAGCCGGGCGGTGACGACATCCTGAGCAATGCCCCAGGGCTGATCGTCCCGCACCTCGGCCCCCAGGTGATGGAGCAGCCGGCGGCTCTCAATCAGGGCCGCCTCGCTGACGCCGCTGCTCACCAACAGGTCAGGAACCTCCTTAACCGAAAACCAGTTAACCATCGGCGGCGACCATCGGTAGACCGTCGTCAGGAACCGGTGCAGGGCCGGCAGGTCACCGTTTTCCCTCGCCTGGGAGGCGTCGATTTCCAGGCTCCAAGCCTGCGGCTCGTCCCCGATCCGGCGGATCAGGGGCCGGACCCGGATCGTCGGCGTGTAGGGCCGCTCAGCCCGCTCGTCAATCACCCGGCCGCCCCGCTGGTTCACGTACGCGAGGAAATCCTGAAGGTGCCGGGCGGTCGGCATCAGCATGCCCCTCTCAATGGTCCGGTCGCCGTGGCCGTCCTGCACATAGCAGGATGAACGCCAGCGACCGCCCATCCGGTAGGCGATGGTGTAGATTTCCTCGTTCCCCAGCATCGCCCCGTAGCGGTAGGTCACCAGGGTCTGGTCATCGGTCGTCTTCATCAGCGTGACGCTGCCGGCACCGCCGCCGGCTTCACGGGCGAAATGCTCGGCCAGCGAGATCCTCTGGTAGGTCAGGTGCTGGAGCGGGATCGCGAGATCCGGCAGGGTCGGGGTGCGGGGCGGCAGGTATTTCCGCTTGCGACCGGGCCGGCCCCAGGTCAACCGTTCGACAAGCCCCTGCGGCAGCAGGGACAGGGCCTGCCTGATCAGCCACTGACTGCGCGGCGTCTCGCCGCGCTGATCTTCCATCACTTTCGCCAATTCCGGCGGGACGAGGACGGTCACCTCTTTCCAGCCGGCGGCCTTTCGCTTCTCCCGAAGCTCTAAGGGCGTCGCCATTATGGTTCCTCCGTGGTTCGACCTTGGTTCGACCCGATCACGGTATGCCTCGCTGAGTCAGCGGTCAAGCCCTGGCGTTAACCACCCGTTAATAATTTCCCCTGGGGAATTCCTACCCCCTATGCTCCGCCGCTTATCCCTTTGAGGTGATGTTGTGGTTTAGCTTCCAGGTTATTCTCTGGGTGAAGTTCAAGAGGAGGACGCGATGTCGAACCCACTGGCGAGAACGCTGACGACGGCCGAAGAGATCAACTCGATGACCGAGGAGCAGCTCAAGGTCTTCGAAGCCCGGCTGCGCCGGGCGGCGAAGCGGCAGGGGATGTTCCTGCAAAAGAGCCGCACCAGAGATCCGCGTGCGACCGACTACGGCACCTACCGGCTGCTCGACGGTCACTCGGGCAACCTGCAACTCCATAACGGCCAGGGCGGCGGCGTTGACCTGTTGGATGTGGAACAGTTCCTGTTTGGAGACGAATAGAAAGTGAGCGTGATCCAATTCCCCAATGCCCCCATCCGACCACCCGCCGGGTTTCCCGGCATGGTGAAGTTCAGCCTCGTGATCCGGCACGGCAAGGCCAAGACACCCGAATGGCGGTTCGAGACGCCGACGACCCAGGTGCTGGCGGACTACTACCGCTACCGGTGCAACGCCGTCAGCGAAACCCACGCCAGCACGCTGTACTACCTGTTGGAGTATGGGGTCAACGACCCTGACTTCGCCCGCTGGCACCCCGGCGACCCCCTGGTGACCCGCCGCGAGGTCATCCACTACATGGCGACCAGAGCGTCGATAACGCAACGGCGGGCCTTCAGTGCCAACTGGGTCGTCGGCACTATCTCGATCCCGGAACGCCACCGCATGCACGTCGATTTCAGTTTCGTAGTAGCGTGAGGACAAGATGGGCAACCCCGACATCGACAAGCTGCCGGCCCCGCCGTGGCCGGGTGAGAAGAAGACTAAAGCCGCCGAACCTAAAGTCGCCGAACCGCAACCGCAACCGACCTACCGGATGATCGAGTTCGCCGCCGTGGTCGAGCGGGACGGTCTCCCGCCGCTGCTGAGATACGAGACCGAATACGTCAGCACTTACGAGATCGATGACTACCATCCCCGGAACAACCCCGACATCAACAAGCTGTTCGACCGGGCGGCAGGGCATCTGAGCGGCAACGTCAAGCGGGGCCAGACCCTGAACCGGGAGCAGGTCAAGCGGGTGATCTGCATGGGCCTGACCTACCATCGGGACGATCCCCTGGTCACGGGTGTGGTCCTCCATATCACATCCTGGGGGAGTGCAGATACCCACCGCGTCACGACCCCGCTCCGCCCGCTCTGCAAGCTTCCGCCTGATCCCCAGGCGGTACTGAACCTCATCAGGAAGTGATGGAAATGGACCTCAATCTCGAAACCATCCCGATGCCGGTGGACGCGATCTCCGCAGTGGCAGACATCAGCGGATTCATCGGCCGAGGGATGCACACCTTCAACGCCACCATGGCGGTCTGGGGGGCTCCCCGGCTTGAGGAATGGTGCCAACTGGTCTGGTCGGACAAGGGCATGGAAATCACCCTCACCGCGGATTTCTACCGGAGCAGCCCTACCGCCTACTTCGCCGTGGTGGGTTTCGCTAAAAAGCGGAACTACCAACTGGTCGAAATGATGGAAAGGGGCTGAGGCCAAGAAGCTTGCATCCCCGGTGCCGATCCGCCAGATTGGCACCGGTCCGCCCCAACGGGTACGGTAGACGCAGGTGAGCCTGCACTGGATGAGAACGCCCCGATCCGGGGTACGACAATTCGATAAGACTGCTGGTTCGGTGATCCAAACGGCCCCCTGGGGGCTACGTGAATTTTGCAACGGTGGCACTGGTGTCGTTATGGTTTCTCCAAGATGCATCCCTGACGGATGGATCTGATGACGATGAAGCCAATGGAGCAACCATGACGACGCCCACCATCACACCCAACCCGGAAGAGATCCGGAACCATCTGAATGCCCTCCAGGACAGCACGCTGGTGCTGCTCCGCCATGTCGCCGACACCCAGGCGGCCCTGACGCAGGCCCGGCTGGAGAACCAGCGGTTGACCGACCTGCTGGATCAGGCGACCGCCCCGACCCCGACCCCGACCCTGGCGGTCGTCAAGCCGAAGGCCGCCAAGGCGAAGGTGATCCCGGCCCCGACCCCGGAGGAAGGCGTCCGGGCTCTGTCGTGGATCAAGGAGCGGTTCCCGAAAGTGATCCGCCTGCATATCCACAACTCCCTGGCCCACGCCGGCTACCTGACCCGCGGCGTCAAGTTCGGCCGGCCCCACTTCACGCTGACCGAAGCGGGTGCGAAGTTCTTCTATCAGGCCCCGTACGCCACCTGCCCGAACTACCTGGAACTGTACATCCGGCCCGAAGGCATGGCCGAGGTTGACCGGTTGTACAAGGCCGGTCTGCTGATCACCAAGGCGACCGGTCGGGAACCGTCCTGATCTTTCCACTAAATGTTGCGAGGATCTGCCTAAAGGTCCCCGCAACATTTAGTAGTGTTCTCCGTTTCCCAAGTGTGCCGCCGCTCGTTTCCGGTTCTCATCGCTCCGGAAACGCCTCGCTGCAACGTGGAAACTCCGGCGGCGGCACATCAGCAATCTAGTTCACTTCGGCAGATTTCCAGTCCCGGCAGCCCCGGTTTATAAGGTCACTCCCCGCTGTTTCCAGTCCGTCAGGTCCGGAGGTCTGCCGAAGTGTCCCTGCACCGACAGGGCCAGGGCTTCGCGTTGGACCGGGTCCGGCATCTGGCGACACAGCAGTTCGACCATGTCATTCCGGTCACTCCATTCCTGCCTTTCCGGCGGCAGGCTGTCGATGGCGGCGATGGCGTAGGCCAGGGCCTTGGCGGTGATGTAGCGATCTCGCATGAGTCCGTCCTCCTTATGGTAGATTTGCCAGGGTATAGACGACGCGGTAGCTGCCGTCCCCGTGCGACTCGAACCGAATACCCTTCGCGGCAAAGAGATCCCGCAGGTGCTGGTCGGTCTCATCCAGGGGCAAGCACCGGCCTCTCTCGATCCTGTTGATCGTCAGCCGGGAGACCCCGACGGCTGCCGCCAGTTTGTCCTGGGACCACCCCAGGATGGCCCTGGCGGCCCTGATCTGGGCGGACCGGACCGCGAGGTGCTGCTGGCGACGCCGGTGCTCCGCCTCGCGGACTTTCTGGCGGGCAAGGGCTGCCGCCAGGGCCGGATCAATCGGCACCGCCCGCTCCTTCACAGCGGCACCTCGGGCGGGTACTTCTCATTCATGATCTTCCGGACCTCGGCCCACCGCTGCCGCATCTCCGCCAGGGCCTTGATGAGGCGTCGGTTGTGGTCCATGATCCGCTCCCGCTCGCCCGCGGCCCATTCCTGGTACTGTCGCTTGTTGGCCTGCTGGCGGAGTTCCCGGATCTCGTCCAAGAGCTTGATCCGCTCCTGATGCCATTTCCGCTCCTTCTCCATCCAGTCCAGTTCCCGTTTCATTTGGTCGTAGGACATGCCGGCGGTACCGAAGCCCGACCCCGACCCGGCACCCGGCGGCGGCTTGACCGTGACGGTCGCTCCGAACTTCAAGTCGTTGGGGTTGATCCCCTCGGCCTTACAGATCCGGTTCAACACCGACGCCGCGGCGGCCCGTTCGCCCTCGTGCTCGGAGAACAGTTTACCCAGCACCTTATTCAGGCGTGCTGAAACATCGCTCATACCAATCTCCAGGGGGATTTGGTCTTCAAATGGGCAGGGACCGCCCTTGACCAAATACAGCCTACCTGACCCGAAAGAGAAAATCAACGGGGCGGGTGAGGTAAGTCTTGGGTATTACTACAGATCTATCGATTGGGGTAGTATTCGTCAGGAGCTAATCTTGGCTCAACTGGTCCCAGTACAGTAATGGCTCTCTTCGTCTTTGTAAAGAACAATTCGTCAATCGTCCTCGTACTCCCGCCAGACGCCGACCATGTCGGCGAACAGGCCGAGGAGCACCGCCCAGACATGACGGCTCAGGCCGGTGGGGTGGCGGCGGTAGATCAGGTAGGCGGCATCGACGATGTCTACCATCTGGTCCAGGAAGGGATCGTCCGGGAAGCTGTCCATCGGGTATTTACGGGCAGGACCGCCGGGGATCTCCGTGGATAAGTAGACCGGGGCCGGCTCTCATTTGGGTCAAGTGGCTGCTCACCTTCCTTCCCCCTGGCTGGCCCCACCTGACCGCGGAGGATCGCATGACCGGACGCCCGAAACCCACCGTCTTGGTGTCGCACACCGGTCGCGACTACAAGGCGACCGAAGTCCTGATCGCCCAGGGCGTCTTCGTCGTCGCCTACGGGGATCAACCGGTCGGGCTGCGGAAACGCAACACTCTTTTGGATTACCCTGGCCCGAAATATGCTCGTACCGCGTTCATCAACGGGGGCCATGCGTATTCTTTGGCGAAAAAATTGAACAAATTGTTCAAAACGGATCGGTTCTGCGTCCTGCACTACCCGGTACCGGGTCAAGATGGCGTCTTTCTCTCTGAAACCGATTACTACTACGACTACGATGTCGAACCGCCGCCGGGAAGCAAGCTGCCCCCGAGATCCTAACGGGTCGGCTTTGTCGAAAATGCCGCGTTAGTTAGCCTAAAAAGCGTCCCGCATCCCGAGCAATAGGCGTCTATGACCCGGAAGATCAGGTTCTGGCCGGTCAGCGTTGAGACCGTCCGGCACTGCGGACAGGTATAGGTGATCGGGCCAAGCTCCAACCGGGCGTGCGGCACCGCCGGCTGGCTCACGGTGGGGCCACGCGGCTTCCGCTTCTTTGGTTCCGGTGCCCGGTTGGCTCCCGGAAACGCGATGACTTTCGGATCGTCGGGTTCATCGGCCATGCCGGTATTTACCCCAGGGGAATTTCCTAACGAACCGTTAATGGCCTTCGATGATCAGGACGTGCTTGACCAGCCGGCAGGCCGGGTTGGTCGGTGTGCTGTATTTGTCGCACCAGACCGCCGCGGTGTGGAAACCGCCCAGCATCGCCATCGAGGTGACGGAGATGAACAGCCACGCGACCACGATCAGGCGGGCCGTCAGTTCGATCACCCCCATATCGGCCGTGCTCCGCTTCCGGCTCACGGCAGCATCCCGACCAAGCGGTGAACCAGCGACCCTGCCGCGAGGGCGGCAGGACCCAGCACGGCGACCGATCCCATGATCGCCAGGATGACCGGGATCTCGCTCATGATCTCGTCCGCGGACCGGGGACCGCCAGGGTCGGCGGGGTCGGCGGGATCTCGACCACGACGCCATTCTCGACCTTGTGGCCGGTCGCCGTGACGTGGCCGTCCCAGATCAGCAGGGACTCGCCCAGCCGGATGTTGGCCTCGGCAATCGCCAGATCGCCGACAACGACGGCCCGGATGATGCCGTCCGGGGTGTAGATGACGTAACGAACCATGATCCCCTCACTACCTCTTGAAAGATTGCCAGACGATCTGCCTGAGATCGGTGGCCCACAACACAAAGTTGCTGTTATCATCGACATGTGCGTCTAATTTGAAACGTATTGCGTACTGCCTGCCCGCGATGGTTTGGAGAATGAACTTATGTTGGTAGTGGATGTCAAGGTCGAAGGTCAAGTAGGCCCCGGCGATGCCCTGCTGCTCGACCCGCCCGCCGGTGACGATCAGGGTCTCGGAATCCACGACCGTGCCGCCGCCCGTGATATCAACCAGTTCAGCCGTCACGGTGGCCCAGACGCTGGAGTCCGGCATCCGGAAATACTTGGGACTGACGACGCCGCGACACCAGCAATCGATCACCATGGTGGAATCATCGCCGGTGAAGAGGATGTCCGATAGCGTCCAAGACCAATCACCCGACGGGGAGACGCTGCCGTCCGAATAGGTTCCCTTTTGAACCCATTCCTCCGAGGTTTCGGTATAGGTCGCCCTCGTGGTCACCGCGTTGGCGACCAAGTGATCCGTCTCGACCGCCCCGTAGGGGATCTCGGCCGCGACCGGCGTGCAGCGGCCGTACATCGGCCCGCCGGACCAGAGGGAACTGTAGACGATGTCGCCGGTCGAGAGCGTCCGGATCATCCGGACCCAGTAGACGACCTCAACGCCGGCCGGCAGCGGGCCATCGACGAGGCTGTCGGTGGTGGTCGTCGTCAGCAGGATGCCGGGACCGTTGTCGTCGCCTCGCCAGATCTCGACCGGGTAGGGGGCGGCGGTCCATTTCAGGAGGACGCTCTCGACGCCGGCCGCGGCGACGAAGTCCGCCACGGGGTCGGGGGACGCTGTGACATTAAACGCCATGGATCGTGATCTCCGTGGGGAGGCAGAGGTCTAGCTCCAGCCGCAGGATGTGGGGGATTTTATGCTCGGTCTTCAGGGTGGTTGACCCGACCCCCAGGGAGGTCCCGTCGTCGGGAATCACCTCGGAAACCTCCGGGAAATCCACCGTCGCCAGCAGGGTTACCTTGGTGCCCTCTTCGAGGCCGGAGATCGTCGCCGTCGCGACGCCATCGGCCGTCAGGGTATGGACGCCATCCACCACCGTGGTGCCCGTCAGGGTGTAGGGGACCGGTTCCTTGACCGCCAGCGGATCGCCGGACTGGCCGCCGCCCTGGGCGTAGAAGTGGTCGCCGGTCTTGATCATCGAGTTGACCTCGATCTTGGACAGATCGGGGTTGTTGGTCAGGTGGAGGTCGGCCTCGGCTTCGGTGCAGTTCAGCACCTGAAGGAAGGTTCCGAGCGGATCGTCTGTCTCGTAGAACGCGTAGTACTTGAGGACCACCGGGGGAGTCGGCGTGTGCCAAACCAGCACGCCGTTCTCGACGTGGCCTTCCGACGGCTGGATCGGGTCCGGGCTGATCAGGTAGGACAGGGCCGGATCGGTCACAAGCTGGGCGTCCGCCTGGGCCTGCGTCATCCAGTTGGCGTAAATGATTTCGCCGTCCGGGTCGTTAGTAACCCAAAAGACAAAATAATACCGGGGGTCGGGTTCCGGGTCGGGGTCGGGTTCGAAGCCCGGCTTCGGCGTCAGGGTGGGGCCGGCGGCGATGTAGTAGTTGGCGATCACGATCTCAGCGTTGGCCGCGATGTACCCCACCGTCGGGTCCGCCGCGGCCAGCACGTCGGCTTCCGCCAGGGTGTACCAGCCCGCGTAGGTGATGGTCCCCGTGACATCGGCCAGTTTATAGAAGCAGCAGAAATACTCCGGCACCGGCGGCTTGGCCGTCAGGACACCGCCGACCACGTAGTAGTCGGCGATGGCAATTTCCCCAGGGGCAATAACGTAACCCAGGGTGGGATCGGCCAGGATCGCCGCGTCGGCGTCCGCCTGAAGGTACCAGCCGCCGGAGATGATTTCCCCGGTGGCGAGTACGTAAAAACAAATGAAGTCTTCCATTTACCGCATCGCTCCGAGCACGATCATGTTGGCCTGATGAAACTTAACGTCGGCATTGGCCCCGTAGAACCACAAGACGCAGTTGTAGGAACCGGCTCCGACCTGGACATCACCGCTCATCGCCGGGGCATCGTTGTAAGCACCGCCCTCGCGATCAATTTGGTATACCGACGCCCCGCCCGCGTTGTTATAGATCTGCCCCCGGATCTTCCACGGCTTGGGACCGTTGGGGAAGCTCAACCACGTGGAAGCCATCAGGATCAGGCGGGTCGCGTGAGGGACCACCATGGGGAACTGGAGGACGGCCTGATAGCCCCCGTTACCGGTCCGGAACGTCGTCGTCGAGGCCGAGCGGGGAATGAGAACCGACTCCCCGGCCAGCTTGAGCGTACCGATTTCGGCATTGCCGATGATCGCCCCGTTGAGGTAATTCCTGGCACCCGATGCTTCAAAAGTAACGTTTCCATTGTTATCGTAGCAATAAAAACCATAGGCGTAGCCGGGGACGTGGCCGATTTTCATCCGGACCCGGTTGGCATTATTGCTGTCAATTACGTTAATACTGCCGTACCGGACGTTGATGTCTAGGGCGTCAATCATTCCGGCCCGGATCTTCGCCGCGTTCAAGGTGGCGATGTGGGCGTCACCAATAGCGGCGGAAGCAATGTAAGTAGAGACGTTCGCATTATTGATCTGGTTCAAGTAAGCGAAGCCGCCGAACTGCGGTTTGTTTGTCAGGTGGGCGTTGTAGTCTACCGACGATACGGTCGCCAGGGCTCCGAGACCGGCGACGCCCGCCGCGGCGACCGGGTTCGGACCGGGAACCCACGGTGAGACCTCGCTCTGGTTGGCGGTCGCCGGGCCGAAGTACGCCTGGGTCACCATGCCATAGGGATTATTTCCTCCGTTGGTCGTCACCCGGAAGTTGATCTGGGCACTGACCGCTCCGACAGGGGCGACCGCGATCACGTGGGTGCGGCCAAGCTGGTTCAGCCGGACGAACCCGCCCTGGTTGAGTACTTGGTTTCCGTGAGACTCCGAGATCCCGGTACCGGACGCGTTTAACCACAGGATGAAGACTTCAACTCCCTTGGCCCGCCAGACGCCGGCATAGCCCGAAGCCTCGTACCTCTGGCCCGCCTGCACCGGGTACCTGTTTCCATTCTGTCCGCAATTCGCTATATCGAACACGAGGTTAGCGGCATAGGTTGCAGGGACGAACCAGTACATCAACCCGGTGCCGGGGATCGTATTGCCGGCATCGACGTTGCGACCTATCGTCGGCAGGGGGATGCCGGCGGACGAGAACGAGGGGTACCAGCCGTCGGTATTCAATTGAGCGTCAGAGTTGTACATCCAGTTGACGCCCTGCCCGGACGCCAGATTGGCGGACTTGACGACACCGTTGCCGAGGCCGGCCCCGGAGGACAGGATCAGGTTCCCACCCGTGTCCTTGATTTCCAGCCCGTACACGTCCGGACCGGTCGAGAGCCGGCCCATTTTGACCACGTCGGTGGTCCCGGACTTGACCTTGATCGTCTTGCTCGGACCGTCGAGAACCAGATTGGTCCCGCCGACGTACAGGGTTTCCGTGTCGATGGTTCCCGTCCGGAGTTGATCCGCCGCCATCACGCCGGTGAAGCTCAGGACCGGCGGCGTCTCCGTCGTGTCGATGATGAAGGGAATGTTCGGGGTCGTCATCCCGGCCGACGGTTTCGCCAGGGCGAACTTGTCGGCGTTGATGACGAAAGACGAAACCGTGGCCCCGTCCTTCGGAACACTGGCGAGTCCAAAGCCGCTAATGTGATTGTTGTTATCGATTTTAACAGTATACTGGCCTTCCAGGCCGTTAATACTTGTGGCCTGGGTCTGGATACTGGTCGTGTGTCCGTTGACCGTCGTCTGAAGCGTCTGCCGGGCGGTGGCCTCGCTCTCCAGGGCGGTCGTCCGGGCCAGGGTTTCCGCCTGCACCATGGCGGTGCTGGCCGCCGGGGCCTCGGCACCGATGGCGACCCACTCGATGTCGAACTGATCCGCCGTCGTCGAACCCAGATCCAGCCTGATCCGGGTGATCGTGCTGTTCTTCCAGTCGTCCGCGTTCGGCGTTGAAGCCGTCAGGGCGTGCATGTCCCAGGTCAGGACAGCCGACCCGCCGACCGCAATCGTCGGGTTGCCGATGGTCTTGCGGTAGCCGGTCACATGGCCGTGGCCGCTGGTCGTATAGTACGCGGTCCCGTCCCAGCCTGAGCCGGCGATCCTGGTGACCCGTGCCCGGATGTAGCGGTTCTGAGCCCCGTTGATCGCCAGCCCGCTGGGGCTCTGGATGTAGGGATCGGCCGTCGTCGCCGTCTGGCGGACCGCCCCGGAGGACTGCCACGTCAGCGTCCCGTTGGTCGCCGCCCATCCCTCAACGGTGGCGTCGAAATGGTAGGCGACCGTCGCATTGAAGCCAACGCCGGTGACCGCGGACAGCGTCGTGATCTGCTGGGCCAGCGACTCGTCGGCATCCTCGCGGAGCGTCTGCTCGTTGGTGATCGCCGTTTCGAGAACCGGGATCTTCTGGATACTGGTCCGCAAACTCGGAACGAGGTTGCTTTCCTCGATAAGGTCATCGACCAGATCGGTGTGCGAGATCCGGATCGTGTTGACCAGGGACTCTGCCGACTCGACGATGCCATCGACCCCGAAGGCATCGAAGCAGGCGTAGCGGACGTAGTATGCGGTACCCGGTAGGGCATCGAGAACGATGAAGGTATCGGGACCCTGGTACTTGAGGGACGCGGCGTTGCGGGCGAACCCGGTCGCCGTCCCGACCCAGAGCAGGATACCTTCGTAATCCGGGTCGGTCGGCGGCGTGTACCGCATCGAGATCGTCCGGAAGCTGCCGAGCAGCGACACCGCCGTGGGGGCTCCGGGGGCCGGGTTGCTGGCCGTCAGGGTGGTGGCGGTAGAGAGTGCCCCGAGTCTGTTTCTCACCTGTACTGAGATCTTGAAGGATCTCTTAATTCCATCGGTTGTATTAGCATCGAAGCTGTAGGTGAAAATCGGGTTGATGGTTTCCACCCGACGCCTGAGGGCATTGGTGGTCGCATCCCTGATCTCGACGACATAGGCGGAAAACAGCATGGGGCCGAGCGAGGTCGCGTCCCACACGAAGGTGGCGTCCCTCGTGTTGAAGGTCCCCGGCGTTCCCGCCGCACTGCCCTGGATCTTGAGGCCGGTGACCGCCGGGTTGGGCCGGGCCGAGAAGCCGCTGATCTGGTGGTTGAGGACGGTCGTGAAATTGCCGTAGATCCCCAGGGAGTTCCTGGCTCTGACCCTGACATCGATCACGACGCCGACGTTGAGCGAGTCAATCGAGTAGGCGTTCGAGGTCGTCGTCGCACTGTAGGACCAAGCGGTTTCGCCGCTGGGTCTCCATTGGATATCGAAGGACTCCACCAGGGCGTTGTCGGTGTGGGTCCAAGTCACGAGGGCACGGGAAATGAGGCCGCCGTCCGAGCCCTCGATCACCTGGGAGTTGGAGCTATCGACGGAGAGGTTCTGCACCTCCGAGACGGTCCGCCAGTCCGGCAGGGTCGTGCCGGGGGCGGGGTCGAACGGCTGCTCCTCAGAGGTGTTGAAATCATAGACCTCGGGAGCGGTCTCCTTGAGAACCAGATCCACGCCCAGGCCCGACTCGGCATCGACGGCCAGCCGCCATTCGACCACCTCGAACGGCTTGGCAACCCAGCCCTGGCGTTCCCGCGTGACCAGAACGGTATCGCCGACTTGGCAGCGGAAGGCCGTGAGCTTGCACGGGACAGAGACCACGATGGGCTGCCGGCTCTTGAGCAGATCCAGTTTTGCCAACCGCTGGGCGGTCGCCGCCGAGTGGGTGAACGGCATGTCGAGTTCGCGGAACACCCGGTGGCCGCCATCCTCGGCCATCGCCGTGTCGCTTAGTACCGCCGGGTAGTCGGCGGGTTGCCACAGATTGGCGGGGCTGACGAAGGTGCCCTTGACGGCGTTGTACGAGTCCCGCTTGGACGCCCTGGTCTGGATCTCGACCGGGCCGCGGAAATCATTGTCCGTCAGGGTCACGGTCGGCGTCCGGTAGGCCCCCGCGAGGAGCCGCCACTGGCCGCCGGAGTAGGACAGGTTGCCGGCACAACTGGTCAACAGGGCTTCCATCGTGTTCTTCGGGCTGTTGGACGCCGAAAGCTCGATGGAGCCGTTGCAGGTGTACCTTTTTTCCGTACCGCCCTCGGCCAGCGGGATCGCCTCGTCGCACAAGTTGGCCTGGGCCACCCAGTTGGTTTCCAGCAGTTCCGACGCCGACGCCCCGATGCCGCCATCCTTGTGCGGCGTCAGGAGGTAGTCCCGGATGCACAGGGCGGCATTGTCGGACCACGCCGTCGTCCCAGTCCGGGGATCGTAAACCTTCTTACCACGGACCACCGCGGTAATATTTGGGATACCGGACTGGAAGATCTTGGTGTTCCATTCCAGCGTCACGACGATATAGGCCACGCCGTTGCCGATACTTTCGGCGGTCCAACGCTCCTCCGCCGGCAGGTGGGCGGTCTCATTGATCAGGCCCTGGTCGGCGACCTGTCCGGGAGCCCCGAGGTACTTGCGGACCCGGACCATGCCGCGTTCCCAGAGGATATTCTGGGCATTCGTCCCAGTACCCCAATCGCCGGTGTAATAGTAAGTACCCGAGTTGACGTAGCCGTCCGCCCCCAAGTCTAGCTTCTCATCATTCAGGTAAATGTCCTCAATGGCATCGACCTCATGATTTGCCAGAGGGATGACGATATTCATCCACTTGTTCTTGTTGACGCCGTTTGGCTGTCCGTTTGGGGCGAGATCTCCATGTACGTTAATAAAAACGATGGGTCCGCCTGTTCTCACCTTTCCGTACAGGATCTGCCGCGGGGCCACCGGCTGGCGGATCGTGTGGTTGCGGTCCTGAGCAAGGCTGGAGAAATCCTGGGCGTCCGGGGCGAGCAGCATCGAGGCCCCCGCCAGGGCGGCCGAGAGAGCCACGGTGGCCGCCAGGGTGGCGGCCGAGTACGTGATGGTGCCGATGGCGACGCCGATACCGTAGGAGGCGGCGGCTCCAACCGCGGCGATGGCAACAGGAGGCATGGCTCAGACCTTCCAGGCGGCGACGGCCGCGGTCAGGGGGACAAATTCGAGGCCATGGAGGCCGATGGCGGCGATCCGCTCGCCCGAGAGGTCAACGACGCCGACGCATTCCGTACCGTCGAGATCCACCAGTACGAGATCGCCGCGGCCGGCCATCAGGGGCGGTACCGGATCACCCATCGCGAGCGTGACGCCGGCCCGGAGGCTGCCGCCGAAGTCACGGTTCAGTACCCGCTTGGCCCCGATGGCGGTGCGGTACTTGCCCCGGATGTGGGCGATGGGATTGACGCCGGTCTGGGCCTCGACAGCGAGACCAGCCCATTGGCAGCAGTCGAGGGTGCCCCAGGAAAATTCCTGTTCACGAGCAGCATCGAGGAGGATTTGGAGGCGGCAGGGCCAGTTTTCGTATCTCATGACCCTATTTAGCGGGGTCCGCCGCCCCGCCGGGCCGTGTTTAGGCCGTTTTCGTTAAACCGTCCGGCCCCAGGTGACTTCGCTGTCCTGGATCGATTGGACGAATTTGAAGAACCGGTCATTAGGAAAAAACGCGGTCTGGTCGGCATCCTCGTACCGCCGCTCGCGAGGCCGCTCCAGATCGATCATCTTGCTCTCGACACTGATGGTGATCGTCGCCGTGTCGCCGCCGTCCCGGATCTGCATGATGTCCATTCTGCCGCCGAAAATGCGGTACGGATCGCCCAGCAGGGCACCGGTGTTGCTGTCGAAAGCTCCGAGGTAGACCCGGCACTCGCGATCCTGATAGGGCTCCGCCAGGGCGATGTTCAGCAGATCCGACGGGATGCCGGACAGGCTGATATCGACGCCGGTTGCCCGCAGTTCGCTGGCTTCCTCAATGGTCCCGATGCCCAGGAGGTTTCCGGTGCCGATCCAGGTGACGCCATTCCACGACAGGTCTCCGTACCCGGACCACATCCGGACCGTCCCGGAGTCGAACAGGGCTTCAACCATCAGGATCGGGCAGACGACGGGAGCGAGCGTCGCCGCTTCCATCGGGGCGGTAAGGGAACGGCTCATCAGAACGCTTCCGTGCAGCTAAAGGAGAACCCGTAAACGCTGGCCGCATCACTGTCCCAGCCCGAGTCATTGGTGTCGAGCCGCCACTGGCCGCAGGCCCGGACGACGGTAACCGCGGTTCCGGCCGAGTAGGTGGCCTTCAACGCCGGCTCAATCGTGTAAACCGCGTTGCCGCTGTTGCCGCCGCCGACGATCATGTGCAGCCGGGCCGCCGCCCCGCTGCCGATCTGGATGTAGTCGCCGTTCAGCAGGGTGCCGTTGGCGTTCAGCGTGATCGTGCTCGCCCTGACGGTGCCGGACGACACCGTGACCGTCCGGGCCGTGCCCCGCGGCGTGATGGCGTCGTAGTCGGGCATCAGGAAGGTACCCCGCCGACCCTTCAACTGAAGGAAGAAGGACTGCCACTCGGCCGCCTGGGCACGCTTCATCGGGGCAAGCTGAACCACGGCCTTCCACAATTCGTAGGGATAAACCACAGCTTGCTGTTGACCCGTGAACGGGCTCTCCGCCACGGCTACCGCTCGCTGCAAAGAGATGGTGCACTGGGTGGGTGCCGGTGTCGTCGGCATCGTCAAGGGATATGTTGCCATACGGATATTTATCGCCCCCGCCGTACAATTAACCGGTTGGCGGTTAATCCACCAACCGGTTCACCTCACAACAGGTTAACGACCCATCGCCCGGCTGTAGGCCCCGCCCCGCTGCCGGCTGTCGGCGACCGCCGCCTTCGTCGCGTTGGTGATCTGCGGCATCATCCCCATCAGTTCCGCCTTGACCGTGGCCTGCACCCCGGTCGAGACGTTCAGATTGACGTGGATCGTGTCACCCGCTGTGGCGACGCCGCCGATGCTGCCGGCGGCCATCACTTCGGGAACCCGCGGGAGGATGCGGCCGGCGACCTGGGGCACAAAGTATTCGGGCCTTTTCTCCCCGACGATATATCCCTGACCGGGCATCACCGGACCACCGGCGGCCCGGAACTGCGGCCCGTTCTCCGTGCCGCCGTAGGTCCCGCCGCCGCCGTTGACATTGCCGAACCCGTGGGTCATGCCAGGGATCAGCATGTTGCCGACGTTGCCGATGGTCGTCAGGGCAGTACCGAACGCAAAGTTCTTCAGTGGATTGATAAGTGTCAACTTGAGTAGCTCTTGAAAAAGCTCGCTCACTACTGCACGTCCGACCGCCTTGAAGTCGAGAGCCGCCATTTCACCTTGTGCAAATGCTTCCGTTATTGCACCACCGATCCGGTCGAAGGTCTGATCAACGACGCCTTCCAGTTCATCGTAGACCCCCCGCTGTTCGGCGATGTACAGGCTGGCTTGGACATGGGCGTCCGCCTGGGCGTAGACCTGCTCGACCAGCAGCTTCTGGGCTTCCGTCAGGTTCTGCGTTGAGGTGATGCCCATCCGCCGGAGTTCTTCGGTGGCCCGCATCCGGGCTTCCGCCTTGGCCTGTTCCCGGTCGGTCATGCCGAGCATGCCAATCTGGCCGAGGTCCTGCTGCTTCCGGAAATTCCCGCCCTCTACCGCACCCTGGAGGACGCCGGTCTTCTCCTCGGACGAGAGATCCCGGAGCTTCTTCAGGTACCTATCCAGGGCCTGGGTATAGGCGTCCGTGCCCTCGATACCCTCGCGGAGAGCCATCGTCCGGGCCTGCTCCTGGATGCGGAGTTCCTCCACCGCCTCCGGGCCTTGGCCCAGGATGGCGTTGAGGGCCTGCTGGTGCTTCATCTGGTTATCCAGTTCAGCACTCTGCTCGGCCGCGATCTGTTTCCGGGTGGCGGCTTCCTGGCGGGCGGCGGCTTCCTCAACCGCGATCCCTTCCGCGAGATCGCGGGCGTAGGCCGCGGCGATCTCGTTCTCGGCATTGGCCTTCCGGATGGCCGCCTCGCCCTTGCCGGCGGCGTCGGCCAGCCGCTCCGTGGCGTCGGTCTGGAGATCCAGGCCCTGGATGATCTGCTGCTGGGTGCGGAACTGCTCGACGTTCTGTTCGGTCAGCAGGCCGTTTCGCTGGGACAGCCGCTCCGTTTCGGTCGTCAGGGTGCCGATCTGGTCGATTTCCAGGCGGCGGCGTGCGAGGTGACGCTCGGCCTCGGCCGGCGGCAGGGTCTTGGAGTACTCAAGCTCGGCGTCCCGCTGGCTCTGCTTGTACTCCTCCAGAGTCATCTTGAGACGTTCGGCCTCTTCCAAACCGAACAGGCGGTGTTCCATCCGTTCGCGGGCGGCGGCTTCCTCGGACCGGGTGGACTCCGACACGCCGGTGTTGTCCCGGTTCCGATCCAGCGTCGCGAGGTCGTTCTTCAACTGCTTGATTTCGGACTTCTGACCGACCCGGTTCTTATCGACGATCTTGGTCACTTCGTGGGACTGCCGGGCCGACTCCGACCGCTCCTTGTTGAGCTTCTCTTCGGCTTCCCGGAGGTTATCGACCTCGTTGCGGGCACGCCTCAGGACATCGATCTCGTCCTCAAGCTTCTTGACTTCGGCGTCCCGGCGGGCCTCGGCCCCGGCCCGGTCGTTGCCCGGAAATTTATCCAAGTAGGAGAAATCGAACTTCTTGAGCCGGTCCCGCTCCTCCATCAGGGCCTGCTCCTTGGCCCCCGGTTGACCAATCGCCCGCGGGGGCTCGATGCCGACCGCCTGACCGATGGCCCGGCCGGCCCCGTCAACGAGGTTGCCTCCGAGCTTGGAGATCCCGTTCCATAGCTGGGACCAGACGCTGAGGTCCTCAGTCGCCCCCTTGATCCGGGGAGCCAGCTTGTCGAACAGTTCGATCTGGGCTTCCTGGTGCTTGTTGGAGGCCGCCAGGGCTTCAATGTGCTTCAGTTCCGCGTCGGTTAAAAGATTGAACTCTTTCGCGAGGGACTGGGCACCCTTGACCGGGTCGCTGAACAGTTCCGCGAGGCTCTTGGTCGCCTCGTCCATGTTCTGCCCGGTCGCCGTGGCATAGGTCTTGGAGATGCCGATCAGCCGCTCCATCACGTCGCCGCCGATCCGGCCGGTGCGGAGGTACGCCTGCTCCTGCTCACGGGCGGCCCGGACCGAAATATTGCCGGTCTCCGCGGCCCGCTGGGCCAACTGTTCGAGGTCGCCGGCCGTCAGGCCGCTGGCGTTACCCATCAGCCGGTTGGCGGTCGTGACCGCCCGCATGGAGGACTGGTAGGATTCAAAGGCGGCGACGCCGGCCAGCACGACGGCGGCGAACCCCGTCACGCCCATGGCGGCCTTGGACATGGAAAAGCTGAACGCCTGGGCGACTTGAGGACCCTGCTGCAACAAAATTTGCATAGGACTCATACCGCTTCCAAGCGAAGCGATAATATCGGAAGCGGTGAACTTGAGGGTGTTTAGCTGCTCAGCCGAGAGGCGGGCGGACGCGGCGGCCTGCCGGTGCATCCGGTCGATGGCCTGCTCGCCCTTCCGGGCTCCCTTGTCGAAGGCTCCGGCGGCGTCATCGACGCCCTTCTTGGCCTTGTTGAGTTCGGCCCTCAGCCCGGCCGTAGTCGCTTCGATACGGACCAAAAGTCCGAAAATTTCCTGGGACATCTTAGTCCGTCCTCCCCTGTGATAGCGTATTTACCCAAGGGGAGGGATCGGATTAAGCCACGCCTGCGGCCTCCAGCTTCTCGCGGAACTGTCGGAACTTGGCCCGGCGGTCCTGCTCTTCGGCGGCTTCCGGATTGTTCATCCGGTTCCAGGCGTCGATGGCGACGAACAGTTCAACGGGAGTCACATCCCAGAACTCGCCCGGTCGCCAGCCGATCTGGCAGGCCAGCATATTCAGGCGGCGGAAGGGGATTCCGTCTTCGGGGTCTCCGCCGCCGGAGCTTCCCCCTCTGGGTCGGGCTCCTTGCCGCCGGTCAGGACCTCGGCCATCATCTTGGCGATGACCGGCACCGTCTCGATGACGCCGTGACCGATCAGCATCTCGCCGATCTGGTCGTCGGTGACCTTGTGGCCGCCGGCACGGGCGGACGCGGCCACCACGGCGACGACCTCGGCCATCCGGTAGGACGCCGCGGAGAACCGGTAGAGGATCTGGACCGAACCGGAACCGGTCCGGTCTTCCCACTCCGCCACGGCACTGTAGGTCGGGCGGAGCAGAAGGACGTTGTCACCCAGGGTGAGGCGAACCTCACCCCGGTGCTTGTTTGCAACATTAGACATTTGGTGTGTAGCCTAACTCTGATGGATTAGGGGACGGCAGTCAGTGCCGCAGCCGGGGTAAGCGTAATGGAGTATTTTGTTACATCTGAAACCGATCCGCTGATGTTGAACGCGGTGATGTAGAAGCTTCCAGTATAACCACCACCGCTTGCATCGAACACGATTTTGCACGCGTGAGTCGTGCCGTTGACCCAGGCAGTCTCCAGGGCGTCAAGCTGTGCACGGGTGGTGTACAGGTTGCCGTTCACGGAAACCGTGCCGGACCGCGTGGTCGCGAGACCGGTCTGCCAGCCGTTGTTGCTCTTGTCGGTTGTATCAGCGATCTGAACACTACCGTCAAATTGTGTGTCGGTCTGACCTTCCAACGTAACGTAGCTGGCCGGGGCGTTGGCCGTGACGCCAACCTGCAAGAGGCACGAAAGGCCCTTCTCATTCGCCATAGTAATACTCCAGAAGAAAGGCCCGTGGGCCAGGAAAAGCTGAAGTATTTAGCCGAAGAGCCTTCGGTCGATTACTGCTGTTAAACCATGATCCGGAAGGTCGCCGTGCCGTGCTGGGTGAAGCCGTCGGGATCTCGGAAGGTCTGCATTTGGGTGCAGCGGCTGACTGCTTGCAGGTCGTCGATGGCGAGATCGATATTATGGAGCAGTTCCCGCACCGCCATGGTCATGTCCCGGATCTCCTTCCTGCCACGGCTGGTTGACCAGCAGTGGATCGTCAGGGAGACGGCGAACTGGTCGCCGGTCTTGTCCGAGAGGTCGGTCACGATGTCGTCGCCGATCTCGATGTAGGGGCAGACGGCGTCGGGCGGCACGTAGTCGTAGATCGGCTGGTCCATGCCGGCGGACAGGATCTCATAGACGCGTTTCTGGATCGCGGACGTGACGGTCATTCTGGCGTGCCTCCTGCGGGTTTCGACGATGATCCTCCTAGCCCAGGCCATTCTTGGGGTTTCGGCTTCTCAGGCTTGATCTTGACCGCCGACGTGCTGAACTGGTCGAGCACCCGGACGGCCGCTTCTTCGAGCCGGCGGACAATTCTGGGCCTGCGGACCTCGTAGGCGGGCTTGACGAACGGCCGGGGTCGCGTGCCAGGGTGCATGCGGCCTTCCTGGATCGCCGCTTTCCCGGCCTTGAAATCCCGCTTACTGACCCGGAGCGACGACCCTTCACCCAGGGCGTGCGGCCGGGTGCCGTGTTCGATCCACAACGCCAGCGTGTTCATCCACTGCTTGTTTCTAATATCCTTCATGCCGGCCCCGGCACCGACCTCGGCGGACAGACCCTTGCCGCCGATATCGACGGCGATGCTGCGGAGCAGTTCACCGGTATCGACACCGCCGACCGCCCGGAGGTTGGCCTCGATGGCCCGCATCAGGCCCTCGGCCTCCTCCTCGATGATCCGCCGGATCTCGGCCGTCAGTTCGCTATCCTCGGCCTGAATACGGCGGAACAGCGTCTGCATCCGGCCGTTGATCTCGACCCGCTTGGCGTCCCGCGGCCGAAACTGCATCGGCCCGATGAAGTTGGGATCGATCTTCCGCGGAGCCATCAGGTCGGTCCGCCGGCTTCGGCTTCGATCATCCGGAACGCCGACCGGGGACCGGGATCGCTGGCCGAGACGATATCGAGGATCTGGCCCTGCCAGAGCAGCCGGTGACTGACCAGGATGCCCTTGCGGTTGCGGATCGTGATCCGGTAGAGGTCACGGGCCTGAAGCTTGTCGGAGTGCAGGATTTCGCGGCCGGACAGCGGCTTGACCTCGGCCCACAGGGTCGCGACGGTCTGCCACGTCAGGGCGTAGCCGCCCTGGCCGTCGGGAGTGCGGATCTCTTCCTGCAACGCCACCCGCTGGTCGAGATTGCCGGGCTGGATCACGCGGGCCATCAGAGCGACCACACTTTGTGCGGTGCAAGAAGGCACTCGACGGAGAACGGCAGGGCGGAGACGCTGGTGCCGAGAACGACCGGCAGCCGCTGCTCATACCAGAGCGAGGTCAGGAGGAAGATCGCCTGTTTAATCCCCTGGGGAATTGTTTCGGGCGTCGCACCGTAGCCGGAGGTGTAGCGGACCGTCACGGCGTCCTCCTGATCCAGCGTGGTGGGCCAGAAGTAGCCGACCTTCTGGTAGACCCGACCCGGCTCGCTGGCGGTGTTGACCCGGTAAGCGTCGGGATCAACGGTCTGCTCGACGCCTTCGAGATCCAGATAGGTGATCGAGGTGACGGATTGGACCCGGCCCCGCAGTTCAATCGCCCGCACGGGGAAGCACGGCAGGATGGTTTCGACCACCGTGTTGAGCAGGTAGCGGTTCAGCGTCGTCTCGACATGGCTGACCGCCGCGGCGATGTAGCCGGCGATCAGGGCCTGCTCGGCCTCGTCCAGCGGGTCAAGCCGCAGGTGCTCCATGACCTCCTCCAAGAGGACGGGCAGGGCGGCGGGCGGGGTCACGGTTCTATGCATGGCGGTCCTCCTCGTTTGGAATATTTAGGTCAGGGGGTCGGGGAGGACTCCCGTGCGTTAACCGCACGGGAGTTAATCAGGTTACCAGCCTCAGGTTACCAGCCTCAGGTTACCAGCCGTAGTACTCGACGGCGTCGAACTCCACCCAGGCCGTGACATAAAGCTCGTCGCCGACCGGGTTCGAGACCTTCAGGCCGAGCTTGTTGCTATCGTTGTTCTGATTGTTCCCGATGGTGAAGGTCAGCGACCCGCCCAGCGTGTTGTAGTCCTCAACCGTCGCACCCTGGTAGTGGATCACCGGCGTGTTGTACGGTTGGCAGCGGCCCCCGAACTTGAAGCTGCCCTGGTAGTGCATGGAACTGTTGTTCCAGCGGGCGACCGCGGAGAACTTCACCGTGCCGGTGAAGAAGCAGTGGCCGGCGTCGGTCGGGTGGTTGAGCAGGATGCCGTTCTCGTAGGAGTTTCCGTTCGGCCCCGGCATCGTCATGAACTGATCGCTCGCATACCCGCTCAGGGAGGCAATGTGGAAGGCGTGCTTGTGCGAGCGGATGACACTGGCGGCGTTGTTGTCGTGCTTCCCCAGACCGATGACGAGGCCGTCCGCGTTGTAGTTCCAGGCGTCGTGGCCGAGGGTGATGCCCGCCCCGGCGTTCTTCGCCGTCTTGCCGATGGCGATCCCGTACGACCCGGCGGCATACGCGTAGTAGCCTAGAGCGACAGCCTTGTCCGCGTTCGCCTGGGCGTTCGCCCCGACCGCGATGGCCTCGGCTGCGTTCGCCTGGGTGTAACCGGAGCCGATGGCGACCGCGTACTGGCCGGCCGCCTGGGTGTTCGCCCCGATGGCGATGGCCTGATCGCCCGAGGCCGTGGTGGTGGTGTATGGGGTTCCGCCGAAATCGTAGGCTTCGGCCCCGCCGCCGCCCCCGCCGGATGCCGGGGCTTGCCACGAGATCCCATTGGTGCTGCTATAGGTCAGGACCTGCCCGTAGCTAGAAGGGGCGAAGACCTTCACGAAGGTCCCATTATACTTGTAGATCAACTGGTTGTGGCCGTCCGTCGGGTCGTTGACCCCGGCCGCCCAGGCTGGGACGCCGCCGGAGACCGTCAGGTTTTGCCCCGTAGTGCCGATGCCAAGCCGTGAGAAGGTCCCGCCGCTGTTGCGGTACAGGATGTCACCCGTGGCCGTTGTCGGGTTGTTCACACCGGAGACCCAGGCGGGAACCCCGCTGGCAACGGCGAGGTGCTGCCCTTCCGTGCCAATCGGCAGGCGGACCGTAGTCCCCGAGGCGTTCTTGATGACCAAGTCGCCTGCGGTGGTCAGGATGCCCGTCCGCGACGTGACCCGCCCGTAGGTGTCTATCGTGAGGGTGGCGACATCCACCGTGCCCGCGGACACACCAGAGGCTGCAAGGTCAATCGTCGGATTGCCCGAAACGCCGTCGCCGTTGGTGACGCTGACCCGGCCCGTGGTCCCCGTGATGGTACGGGGCGTGATAGAACTGGAGGATGCCCGGCTGATCAGGCCGGTGGTTGACATACTGTTCAGGGTTTGAAGCTGGGTCGCTACGGCGATGGTCGGGTTGCCCGCGTTACCATCCCCGTTGGTGACCGTGATGCCGGTTCCGGCAGCGACGCTGCGGCTCTGGATTCCCGTGGTCGTCCTGGCGATCAGGCCGGAGACATTCAGGTTGTGCAGGGCCAGGGCCTGCCCGGTCAGCGACAGGGTACCGGTCGTCTGGATCGGGCCACCGGTCAAGCCGGTTCCCGAATGGACGGCGGTCACGGTTCCGCTACCGGTCGGTGCCGGGCCGTTGTACCACGTGTTATCCCCCTCCGTGTAGTACAGCATGTCGCCGTTGGTGAGGGGGAAGTATGCCCCAATCTGCACGTCGGACAGGCCATCCAGGTTGGTTGCTCCGCTGGCCGGTAGCGGGACGTTGGTCCATCGCTGGGTCGTCGAGTTGTACTTCAGGATGTGGTTGTTCGCGACACCGCTGAGGCTCAGGTCGAACAGGCTATCCAGGGTCAGCGAACTGTTTTCCCAGACCGAGTCACCACCGTTCCACACCAGGGCTTGGCCGCCCTGCGGCGTGTCGATCACCGCGTCGGTCAGGCCGTCGAGCGTGGTGGCTCCGCCGCCGGTCGGCGTGCTCCAGAGCAGGTTGCCGTCCGTTCCGGCGGTCAGGACCTGCCCGGAGGTACCTGCCGCCTTGGGGAACTTCTGCCCATCCAGAATGAGCCGGCCGGTTCCCGACACGAGGGCGAGATCCGGCGTATCGGCGGTCGTCTTGATGACGGACTGGTAAAGCTCAATGTCGGAGGCGATGGTCAGGACCGGCTTGGTGCCGACGCCGAACTGATCACCGCCGATGTTGACGTAGCCGCCGTTGTTGCCGATCCACAGCAGGCCATCCTTGCCCCGCAGGTAGCCGTTGCCGCCGATCTCTACCGCGGGGTTGTCGCTCCCGCCCGGCGTGAGCAGGACGTTGCCGTTGTTAGCCCCGATCTCCAGCTTGCCGTTATCCCCCTTCTGAATCAGGGTCGGCAGACCCGCCGGGTCCTCCGTCGCCACGCCCTGTAGGTAGATGCTGGTGGCGTCAATCAACAGGACGCCGTCGTTGCCGGCTCCGGCAGGGGCGAGAGTGAGAGCGTACTCATTCTCCGGGGTTTCGACGGTGGATGTGCTGTTATCAATAATCAGTGCCATTTACCAAGTCCCCGCTGAAACACTTTGGACGATTGCGATCCACGTGATGTTTTGACTGGCCGCCCCCTGCACCGTCAGCCGGAGGGTGTTTTGCGACACGCTGACGTTCACGTCCCAGGCCGCCACCGATTTAGCCACCACGGTCTTGAGCGGTGGGGTGATGAGCCGGGCCAGCGGAAAGCCGTTGCCGGTCACGTAGTCCGGCTGGCCGTTGGTATCGACCATCCCGGAGAACGTCCACATGGCCGAGGCCGCCGAGCCGCTGGTCTCACGGGCAACGACGCTGATCTCGTAGCCGCGGGCCTCGTTCCCGATGACGAGCGGATCGTTCATCACGGCCGGGGTGGCGGTGGTCGTCAGGGCGAAGCACCGCCGGATGTCCATGAAGTTCCGGTAGGGGTCGCCGATCTGGAGATCCTTGGCGTACAGGGAGAACTGGGCTTCGACCCGCTCCTTGTAGACCCGCAGGGACTGTCCGATCTGACCCGCGTAGTTGGACGCCGTGAAGCCCAGGAAGCCTCCAAGGCCACCTACCGCGTTGTTGTCCTTGTGGTAGCTGATCGCACCCGCCTGCTTATACGACGTTCCGTCGTAGTGCTGAAACGACAGCAGTCCGAGAGGGCGGGCCTTGTTGTTACCCAGCGGTGCGTCCTTCGTCCCCGCGTGCTGGCGGAAGGCCAGCATCGGCGTGGTGAAATCACCGTTGGAGTAGTTGTCGATGGTTACGTTCGCGACGTGCGGTACGAAGGGGTCGAGATAGTCGGTCCCGCCCAGTTCGCCCCGTACCCGCAAGGTCCCGTTCGGCTCTACCGTGATGGTGCCGGTTGAGGTGATCTTCTTGCCGTTGACATCGAGGTCGCCACCAAGCTGCGGGGAGGTATCGCTGACCAGTTCGGCCATGCCGCCGCCGCCGCCCGTGGGGGCATCGATCCAGGCCGTGCTGTAATCGGTATTCGTGTCGAGCTTGCTCAGGATCTGGCCCGCGGTTCCGCCCGTGGGGACGCCGACGCCGGGTGCCCCGTCGCTGCCCGCCGGACCGGCCGGCCCGATGCTGCCGTCGCTGCCGTCACTGCCGTCGCTGCCCGCCGGCCCTTGCAGCCCCTGAGGCCCGGCCGGCCCGATCACGGAGCCGACGTTGATCGTTGAAGCGTCCGTCAGGGTCAGGATCAGGTTACCGGACGACAGGGCTGCCGACGAGATCCCCACGCCATCCTGGCCGTCGCTGCCGTTGCTGCCGGCGGCCCCGTCACTGCCATCGCTACCCGCGGCTCCCGCCGGACCAGCAGGCCCGACCACAGAACCGACGTTGATTGTCGAAGCGTCGGTCAGGGTCAGGATCAGGTTACCGGACGACAGGGCAGCGGAGGCGACCCCGATCCCGTCGGTCCCGTCCGCTCCAGCCGGGCCTGCCGGTCCGATGCCGCCATCCTGGCCGTCGCTGCCGTCATTTCCGGCGGGGCCGGGGATGCCTTGAATGCCCTGGCTGCCCGGAATGCCTTGAATACCTTGGGCTCCGACCACGTGGCCGGGCAGCAGGGTCGAGCCGTTGCTGAGGCCGAGAACGAGGTCGCCGTTGCCGTCGATGGATGCCGACGTGATCGAGATCCCGTCGCTGCCATCCTGGCCGTCGCTGCCGGCGACGCCGTTTGTTCCGTTTGTCCCGTTGGTTCCCGCGGGGCCGCGAACTGAACCGGAAACCGTGATCTCGCTGGCGTCATCGAGAACCAGAACCAGGGCGTCGCCCTCGATCCGGCCGGACGTGACGCTGCGGCCATCCTGGCCGGGATCGCCCTGCGGCCCGACGCTGCCATCCTGGCCGTCGCTGCCGGCGACGCCGGGGATACCCTGCGGCCCGGTGGCTCCGACTGGCCCGGCCGGAAGCGGGCCGAGGTTGATCGTGCGGGCGTCCGTCAGGGTTATGACGAGGTCACCATCCACCACGGTGATCGTGGCGATCCCCACGCCGTCGCTGCCGTCTGCTCCGGCCGTCCCGTCGGCTCCGGTAGCCCCGTCGATACCGTCGCTGCCGGCGTCGCCGCGGACAGTGCCTGTGACCGTGATCTCGGAGGCGTCGGAGAGCGTCAGCACCAGGGCGTCGTTCTCGACCCGGCCGGCGGTCACGCTCAGGCCGTTGATCCCGTCCTGCCCGTCAGCACCCGGCGGGCCGGGGATGGCGGCAACCGGCCCAACTGAGTAATCGGTCCCGTCCGACAGCGAGATCATCAGATCCCCCTGGCCGTTAACCGACATCCCGGTAATCGACGTTCCAGCCGGCCCTTGCGGCCCGATAGGCCCGGTAGGTCCGGTCGGCCCAGCCGGCCCGACGGTGTTTGCCGCGGTTCCGGAAAGGACCAGCTTCTCGGCCAAAACCGGTGCTACAACTACCTTAACCATGGGTCACGGTCCTCCGGATTTCAAAGATGCCTTCGAGGATGCGGGTGACCGACTCGTCCGGGCCGAGCAGCAGCAGGTCATAGACGTACCGGCTGGCCTTCAGGCCAGCGGTGTCCGCGGGGTCGAGCCGAAGCTCCAGTTGGCCCGGCGTGATGACGATCCGATCCGGCGTCGCCAGTTCAATCAGCAGCGGGGCGTCTGGCCGCTTGCGGACGTGCATTTTTGCGGTGTATCCCGCGAGGTCAATCGGCGACCCGGTCTCGGTCGCCAGTTCCATGGGGTAAGCCCAGGTCGTGCCCTGTTCTACCAGCAAATCGAGTACGGTTGCCATCTTGACCTCTTACTTGGCGGCCTTGCGGCGGCGGGTGGTGGCACGCTCCGGTGCAGCCGGAGCCGTGGCTTCCTGGATCTCGGCCGGGGCCGGCTCCGTCACGGGGGCGGCGATGCCAGCCTCGATCCACGCAGTCGCGATGGCATCCGGCAGGTCAACGATCTCGCCATAGGCCAGCGAGTGACCGCCGGCCATGCTGGTTTGCATGACTATTTTCATGTTCGTATTTACCCAATCGGGTTTCCCGTAATGACCGCTCGGACAGACCGCTCGGACAAAGAAAAGGGGCGGCCCGAAGGCCGCCCCCATCCCTACCCGCCGGGGAAATTCCCCAGGGGAAATTAGCTGGCACCGTTCGCGAAGTACTTGATCGCCGACGGGTTGACGCAGTTGGCGTCGTGGCGGCTGAACGCCAGGAATGCCTTCTGCCCGTAGTCCGCGAAACGCTCGTTGAGCGTCACAACCTGCACGCCCAGCACGTCGCGGATGATGTGCTTCTTCAGGTCGCCGAACACGATGCTCTTCGCGTTGGCAGCCATGACCGGCATGTCGTTGTTGATCACGTAGGGGCGGCCCAGGATGGTCGCCGGCTCACCAGCGGTCAGGGCGGGCTGCCACAGCGGGCGGCCTTCACCGTCCTTCAGCTTGCGGAGGGCCTTCAGCACGTTGTCCGAGAACATGAACGTCGCACCTGCACGGTACGCGGGATCAACGCTGTGGATCAGGTCAATCAGGTTGTCATAGGTCACCGAAGTGGCCGTGCCAGCGGCACCGACAACGCCCTGCGTTGCAGCAGTCACGATACCCTTAGGCTGGTTGGTACCCGTGCCGGTGGTGAAGTGCTGGTTGGTGATCCGGGCGAGGCGAGTCCCCAGAGCGTCCGCGAGGTACGCCGGCAGATCGAAGGCCGAGTCTTGCAGCAACTGCTGGGAGACGCGGATCATCTTCGAGGAGTACATGTGGGCACCAAGCACAACCTGACCGAAAGCAACATCGCCCTCAGACACCTGACTGTTCTCGGAAATGATCGCTCCGATTGAATTCGTCTCATCGACGGTCGGCATCGGGAGGTTGTTGCCCGAAGCGGTCGGCAGGATGGTCGAAACCAGACGGGTGCCGCCGAATGCCTTCAGGCTCTGCTCCAGAACGGCCCGGAAACCTTCGGGAACCAGGAAGCCGCCCTCGGCCGGGGTGCCGATGCTCTGGGCACGGGCTTCAGCCTGGGTGGTCAGAACGTAGTTCCGCTGCTCGTCCGACAGAGCGGCCATGCCGCCGCGGAGCCAGGAACGGAACGCACCGTCTTCCAGGTTGACGGCCTTCTCGGCATCGCCGCGGCCGGTGCGGGCCTTCTCGGCACGCTGCTCGACGCGGGCTTCCAGGGCGGCCTCGGCTGCCAGCAGACGCTCTTCGCGAGCGATCCGGCCTTCGATCTTGTCGGCTTCCGCCATCGCGGCGTCGAAGCGGCCCTCATACTCAGCAACATCACCCTCGGACATGTCCGTGGTGATCTTCGCCAGTTCGGCACGGGCCTCGTTGATCAGGTTCGAGCGGGTTTCCCGCAGATTAGCGATGTTCGACATCAATGTCTTCCTCTGTACACAGAATGTAGACTGCGGGAACCGTCAGTCGTTCAGTAGACGACGCTTGAGATTGACTCTTGCGAGGTCAGCACGGTATTTAGTCTCGGGGGCTTCCGAAGTAGTCTGGTCTTTCCAGTCCTGCATGGACCGAACAGCAATACTTGTATCCAAGTAAGCCGGATAGGTTACGGGGCTGACATCATAGAGTTCGACGGATTTCAAAGTCCGGATGTTCTTGCCGTCCCGCTTTTCCCACTGGTCTTCCTTTACCCGGAAACCAAAGGACATCTGGTCGATGTCGCCGCGGCCCATGGAAACCATGAGATCCTTGGCCCACTGGGCGTCCGGCGGATCGATCTCGACCCGCAGGCCGTGGTCGTCTTCGGTCATCCGGAGCGTGCCAGCCTTCGCACGGCCGAGCACAAAATTCGCGTCGTGGTTGAACAGTGCCCGGACATCATCGCGGTCGATGGCTTCGGCAAATGCCCCTGGGGCAATTCGCTCTTCGAAGCCGCCCAGATCCTGGCTGTTCGAGTCAAAGACGGCGGCGTAGCCGACCATCCGGGCCGGTGCATCACCGTCCTGCTCGATACCGAACTGCCGGACCTCGAAGGTCCGTCGCTCAACCATCGGGCCGTCCGTCTTGCGGCGTCCGGTCATGGTGTTTCCTCCCCATCGGCCGGCTCTACGGCGGGCTCTGTGTTCGTTGCGTTCGTCACGGCGTTGCCGGCCGAACCGTCCGAAATGGCCTGGATACCGGCCATGTTCTGTTGCAGGTACAGGTCGTCCCCACCAGGAAGCGGGGCGAGATCCTCAAGTGCCCGTGCTTCGTTCGGCGTCATAACGCCGCCCTGCACAGACTTCACAAGAGCATCCATCCTGTCCTTGAAGACACCACGTTGGAGGCCGTTCATGTTGAACTTGACGTAGTATTTACTCGCTGAGGCACCGGTGAATATCTTCCGGTTAATCTCTTGTTCCCACCGGGTCACGTAGGGCAGGATGCAGTACTTGGCGAAGTGAAGATCTTGAGCTTCACTGTTGGCGAAAGTATTCCCGACACTGGACTGGAGGAAGGACAACGGGACGCGAAATACTCTGGCAATTTCTTCAAGTTGAAAGCGGCGGTTTTCAAGATGTTGGGCATCCGCGGGAGCGATGCCGAGCGACTTGATGTCAAGGCCGTCTTCGAGAACCACGGTCTTGTGGGCGTTGCCCGTACCGGCGTGGTTGCTGTTGAAGCTCTCCTTGATCCGCTTGGCGGCGACATCGCTGAGGGCTTTGGGTGAGACCAGGACGGTACCGACCGTCGCACCATTGCGGTAGAAGCCGGAGCCGAACTTCTCAGCGGCCAGCGACAGCCCGATGGCGTTCCGGCTCTGGGCGATGGGGCTGTAGCCCTTCAAACCATCGAAGCCGAACAGCGGGACATGGAGAACGTCAACGCTGGGCAGGACCCGGACGGAACCGTCGTCGGCGGTGATCTTGTAACCAAGCCGCGGGGTACCGTCGATCTCGACCAGCCGGGCCTCTACCCGGTCGGGCCGCAGCGGCCACAGTTCCATGGCCTCGCCCCGGCCGTTCCTGACGATCTCGGCATAGGCATTGCCCCAGCCGGCCAGATGACCGGTCAGGATCTCGCGGAAAGTCGCCGCCGACATCAGCGGATTGGGCTCGACCGCCAGCATCCGGTGGTAGTTCCCGGCCTTGACCTTGGCGGCCCCGCCGGCACTATCCTCGAACACATGGACCGGCAGCGAGGCAATCGTTTCGGCAATGATCCGGATGCAGGAGTACACCGCCGCGGACTGCATGGCCGAGACTTCGTTGACGTTGACGCCGCTGTCCGTGGGGTTTCCGAGCCAACTCACCAGCCATTCGGCCGGGTTGGCGAGCGAAGTCTTGGGATTTTCCGGACTGGCTCGAAGTTCAGAAGCCCAGCCGGCCAGTCGGTTCATGAAATTCATTGCCCGGCCTCAATAATGATGCCGGATCTCCGGCTTTTGGGTATTTATCGGCGGGGGTCAGAAGACTAACAGACCCCTTGATTCATACGGCGACGGGGCGGCCTCGCGACCGACCATGGCCTGCCGGACGGCCATCGCCATCGCGACCGCACCGTCGATGCGTCCGGTACTTTTGCTTTTATCCAACTTCCGATTACCGGCGGCGTCCTGCACCACGACGCTGTTGGCGATATTCCAGGTCAGGCAGGGGTTGCCGGGATGCCTGATTTCCCTGTTCAGTACCGCGGTCTCAAGGGCATCGACCGCGGGGCCGAAACCGACGAAACCCTGCCCAAAAGGCACCAAAAGGTCGCGATCCAGGCCCTCGTCGTCGAAAAACGGGATCAGATCCTCGATCCGGTGGCGGTCATAGGCAATCTCCTTGACCTCGAAGCGGCCGATGATCTCGGCAATCCGGCGGACGATGGCGTCCTTCCGGATGGCGGTACCCGGCGTTGCTTCCATGTGGCCCTGCTTGACCCAGAGCGGGTACGGGACCTTGTCGGTGGTCTCTTTCTGGGTCATCCGGTCATGCGGCGTCCAAAAGTACGGGACGATATCCAAACTGCCGTCGGGGGCCACGACGGCAAGCACGAGTCCAGTGAGATCCTGAGTGCTGGATAGGTCGAGACCCGCGTAGCAGGGACGGCCGTAGAGCGAC